GGTCGATGTAGCGCGAAGCCAGAGTAACAAGCTCATAGGAGTCGTGCGACTCAGCCATGTTTGCATAGAAGTCTGGGTTCTCTTCTGGGCCATCATCAACGGTGACAACAGCAGAGCCATCAGGTAGCTCTTCGATCTCAGCTAAGTCGATGGGCAGATCAACGTCAGCGCTGCCGTCTTCGTTCTCAGTGATCTGAGGTTCTTGGCTTGGGTCGAGTTCGTCCATCATTTAGCCTTTTTACGAGATTTGCTTAATTCTAAGTTAATGATGTCCATGTCTTTGCTGAGTTTAACCTTGCCACCAGCTTTGTAGCCAAGTCTTTTTCGCATGGCATGCTCATATTCACCCATTTGGTTGATGTATTGCTCATCAATCGGCTCACGGATGATATTCATTTTTGCCATGTTAAAGGGGTCAACACGCTTACCCATGGCTTTGATTTCTTTAACTGCGTTGCTATACGAGCGCGGTGCAAGAATTTCAAACGGTGTTGTATAGCGTGTACGCCCTTCCAGCGTAGACGGTATGTCATGACCATATGTAGGGTGTGGCGAGATGCTTTGACGCAAATCGCGGGACGGATCAAACTTGATCACAGAGCTACCACCAGCGCCAGTTTCAACATTTCGCAGTTCAGGGTGGGTAATGGCGTAAATGATGTCGTCAAGCTTTTGCTTACCACCGGGGAAATACTTTTCCTTGCCAAGAATGTTGATGATTTTTTTGCGCATGCCTGAATTTAATGCGCCATGCAACATTACATCTTGCGGGTTTTCAAAACCGGGGAACTCTGGGTAAGGTACGTCGTTTTTATCCGTGGTTGTTTTGACGTTGCGCATCAAATCATTGAGCATAGCGATGTGCTCAGGCGACGCTTTATGGGGCTGGATGTGCGAAATAACTGCATCCAGCATGTGTACAGCGTGATACAAAGACTCAGGTGACATCTTATGGTAGTGACCATAGATATCACGATCAGGGTTCTCTTCTGCCAACCGTTTAACCACGTTGAACATGCCAGCGCTTGCACCTAAATCACTTGCCCAACCTGCAGGATGTCCGTAGGCACCGTAATCTTTGCCGCCATACATGCCAACACGGTTTTCCAGCTTTTCACCACCAATGCCACGCAAGTATTCACCAGCCTTGGGGGTCTTTTGAATGCCTTTGGTCTTGCGCAGCGTAGGTACAACTCCACCGCGGCTTGGGTCACCGGGCACGCCAACTGTGTAAGCATCCTTGAGGTCTTCGTAATTGATAATGGGCACATTCATCTTTTTACCGCCAGACTTGATGTCGAGTGGCAAATTCTGTTCACGCGCCAGTTGTTGTAGAGACTTCTTGTTTGGGTTCTCCAAACCAGCAATTTGACGCGACATACGCTCAGCATGAGCCTCAATATCTGATTTGCTCAGAGGTTCTGCAGGCTCATAGTGCAAAGGCTTTTTTGAGCTTGCGCTACCTCCTGAAGCGTACATCGTGCGTTTGCCGTACTTGGGCTTTTTTGCCAGCACCAGTGGGCCAATCTGGATTACATGCTCAGCATGCGTCACAGGCTGCATGGTTTCGCGGTCATAGAAATCACCGTGACGACGTGGGTCATAGCCTACTTGACGCCAATCTTTGTGCTTCAGGTGCTTCACCATGTGCTCAACGGCTTCTTCTTTGGTCATGTGGTGCAGTTCACCCTTAATACGAGCGAAAGGCGCTTTGTTTTGCTCACCAGTTCCAACACGCACAGCTTTTTCAGGTTTGCCTTCAAAGGTGGCGTTCTTCACAGATGACACTGCGCCATACGATGTGGGGAATTTATCTTTGCCGCCTTGCTCGTCATGGATAGAGTTTACCCACACACCATGGTTTTCATAGGCGGGGATGTCCAAACGCAAGCCAACTGGATGACCTTCAGGCCAGTCCTCATGGCTGCGCCAACCTTCATGCTTGTTTTGGCTCAATGCGCTCAAGGCTTCTTCGTCAGAAGCTGGCTTTGGCACGAAGTCATAAGGCTTGACGGGCTTGTGCTTTTGAACGATGCGCTCATACTCTTTGGGCTTGATGATGCCAGCTTGCAAAGCTTTGAGGGCGGTCTCGATCTCATGGTGGCGACGTGAGGCTTTGTCGTCAAACACGGTGGGCTTGACTTCTACCTTGCCACCACGAGCCATCTTGGGGGGCTGGTTGCCGCCCATAGCCGCCAAAGCCTGACCTTGGGGGGTAAGCTGCAGGATGCTGCTTTGAGGGTTGCCAATTGGCGCAGGAGACGTATTGGGCGTGGGTGGCATGGATGTGCCGTCAATACTCGGCATGCGGTCACCTTGTGGTGTTTGATCCATGCCGGGTTGGTTGCCAGCTTGGGGCATGAATTGCTGACCGGGCTGCATCTTGCTCATGTCGATGCCACCGATGGGCAGATCACCGTAGTGGGTATCGACTCCACCAACAGGCATCTCATTGTTGTCAGGTCTGCCGATGGTGGGCACGTAGGCTTTGACGCCAAGGCTTGGGGCTTCGTTAGCACCGACAGACTGAAGGTCGCTCAGGCTTTTGAACTTTACTTTGTTCATCAGCTCGTTACGCATTTGTTCGATAGATATCACAGCGCCTCCTTGGGCTTTGTGGATGATGCCGCCACGCTGGTATTGTGGCAAGCCTTCTTTGAGAATGCTTTGACGCATTGGCTCGGGAATGGGGAAGTAATGTACAGGTGCCATTTTGGGCATCCGCACATAGGTTATATCGCCTTGGGCATTTCTTAAAAACTCATGCCCAGATTGCACCTTCATTGGCTGAACTTTGACGCCATGCTTCTTGCCTAGCTTGTTCAGGTAGTCGGGCACGATCTTGTCGTAGAAGCCCTTCATGCCTTCGCCACCGACTTTGAGGTCTGCGCCAAACAATTGCTTGACGTTTGTGTCTTGCGGGTTTTGCGCCAGCAGTTTGTTTGCGCCTTCTTTACCGATGTAATCAGGCAACTCTTCTTCGCTCACGCCAGACTTGTCTACAACTTGGTTGCCACTGTGATCCCATGCAGACAATCGCTTTGTTTCTGGGTCGTATTGCAAGTCGTTGATCTGCTTGCTCAAGTCGTAGCGGTCAGCTTGCTCTGCACCGGGCGTGATGACGATGCCTTCGTAGCCGTTCTTGGCTGCATGATGCAAGACGTGCTTAAGCGCCATCTCGTGCCAAGACTTCTTGAATGGGGCGTCGGGTAATGCGTTACGAGCAATCATTCTTGCTTGATGCAATGCCATTTGTTTGGCTCTAGCATCTTCGCCAAAATAGTCAGCCAATTTTCTTGGGTCTTCAGCGAACCGCTTTGCCATTTTGTCCGCTAAAACTTCTGCTCTTTCTTCGCCTACACCTACCGAAAGATAATCAGATTTTGCGTCGTTCTTAAACTTCGACTCCAAATCTTTGAGGTAGTTGACATAGTCTTGCTCTTCTCTTCCTGTTTTGTAGCCCATCTTGCGGCCTTCCTGATGCCAGTCAGACTGAAGCTCTTCGACGTGCAGGAGGTTCTCACCGTTTGGCCCACGACGGTCACTCAAGCGCAGGTGAGCTAAGACGTTAGGGTCTTTCCAGTGCTTTGAGTGATACTCGTCTTGACCGCCTGCAACGAATGCACGCATGTCACGGTCATAGTCGGCTGGCTCGGTGTAGTCGTTGGCGTCAGGCTTGCGCTTGGGCAGCTTGAGCAGCATCTCACGGTAGTTTGTGCCACCCGGCATCTGGTAGTCACCGTACTGGGTGCCGTTGGTTTGCCAGTGGTCGCGCACTCGCTGCTGATCATCGTTGTCGAGATCATCGTAGTCCATGCGGAACATCTCTTGGGCAGCTTTGTCGTAGCCGCCTTCCCAACTATCACCGTAGTCTTTCAGGACTTTCTCTTGCAGTGGTGGCAGTGAGTTCTTCTTGAGGTGCTCGACAAACTGCTGCTTAGTCAGCTTGCCTTCGGGGAACTGAATCTTGCGGTCAGCCACTTCTTCTTGACGGAAGCCGGGTTGCTTACTAGCCTCAGTCATGAACTCCGCGGCTGTGCCTTTGGTACGCGGCACGTTGATGGCAGCTTTCTCAAGGGGCGAATACATGCCGTTCTTGGATAGCTCAAGGCGCATCTGATCGAGGGCTTGAACGTCACCGCCAGTAGCCATGTGGACTTTGCCGCCATGGGCCATGCGCTCTTGAGGCGGTCTTAATTGCCTCAGAAGTTCATCGTCTTCAGCAGCGCGTTTTTCTTTCTCGTATCTCCAAACATCTTCTGGCACGTGCTTTTGCAACAAAGCACCGTATTCGTCGCGGGTCAAGTAATCAGGCATCTCGCCAGCCATCTTTGCTCTTCCAATAGCCAATGTCCGAGCGTTGCGGCTCATGTGGATACCTTCAGGCATATAGTTGACAACGTCTTTTGCTGAGTACAGCCCAGTATTCTGCAAGTCGCCAACATCAGACCATTTGCCGCTCTTCACAAAGTCTTGGACGAATGGGATGTACTCGTCTTTGGGCTTGCGGTTTTGCTTGCCTTTGATTTGAATGATGCGCTCTGGCATTGGGCCAAGTATTTCGTTGGATGCCTTTTGGTAAAACTTATCAACGTCACTAGCCCTGCCTGTGCCTTGAGTGCTCCATAAAGCTTTGGCTCTGTTATGGATTTGCTGAAGTTGTTCTTTAGTTGGCGCGTAAGGGCTAGGGGGACTATATTTGCCGCCATATTCAAAGCCAGTGAACTCAGGGAAGTTATCACCGCGTCTTGATGTGCTGATTGGGTGCGGATCGGGCTGCGTCTCAATCGTTACGTGAGGCATGCCTTTGGCATCACGCAAGCTAAAGATGCGCTTTTGACCGTTCAACACGCCTTGCACGTAGCTTTCGCCCTTAACGCAGTGACCCATGGTGTAACCCTCATACTTCATGGCGTCACGTAGCTTTTCTTCACCGCCTTGTTTGATGGCTCTTTCTAAAACACCCGGACTAGGCTCAGTGCCTTCCAACTGGTGCTTTTCCATGACTTTCTTGCCGAGATCAGATAGAGCAGCTTCACCTTGCGGTGGCGTCAACTCAATCCACTTGTGCCCACTGTCGTACTCTTTGCGGACGGGCATGCCTTCGGTGTTCTTAGCCGCGGTCTGTGCCATAGCTTTGGCACGCTCTTGGTCGTACTCATAGGCACGACGAACCGCTTGTTCGATGCTGACGGTGTTGAGCTTCTCAGGGCGAATGCGACCTGATGCCAAGTCTTCTTTGAGCACGTCCACCAAGTGGTCGAAGCCCAAGGAACGTGGCTCTAAGCTTGTATACGTCAATTGCGTTTCTGGGTCGGCTTTGGCATGCCATGGTTCACGGTAATCAAAGCTTACATCCCCAAGGTCTTTGACCTTCATGAATTTAAGAGCCACGTCAGTAGCGTCTTCCCACGCCTTTGCAGCCACAGACTCGCCAAGCTGTTCGCCGCCATGCTTTTGTCGGTGTTCGCCTGCTCTATATCGGTTAATGCCAACTTCCTCGGGGTCAACGTGCAAGATGCCCTGCTCTGCCAGCTTGCGGACGGGGTCGCTAGGCGTCGCCATCTGCTTCTTGACGTAGTTGGCGAGGTTACTGTCAATCCACTTTTGAACAGCACGGGCATGTTCGTCTTCACGCACACGTCGAGCCATGCGCTCATGATACGGATCGTTTGGGTTTGAAGCCGCTTCTATAAACCCATCACGAACGCTTGGCGTAATGAAGTAGCCACTTTGATTCAGCGAGTCAAGCGCTGTCTCTACATTACCTTTGAGCCAGTTCTTGGAACCTTGACCGCCAATAGCTAGGTGGGCGAGACCACCTTCGGCTTTCTTTGGAAATGAGTTGGGTACAACTTCATCAAGCTCAGGCGACTTCATATCAGGCAACGGTTTCATGCCAAGCTTACGACGAATGTTTTGCTCCCAAAGATGTTTGGTTTCATTCGTTAAATCACGAGCGTAATTCATGGTATCAAGCGCAGACTGCGGATCAGCCAATACTTTGTTGTCGTGCCAGTTTTGTACCGTCGGCTCAATATAGTTGCGAAACATTTTGCGAATTGGTATCGCTGCGTCCAAGAGCCTGTTGCCTGCATCGGTAGCAAACTGTTGCGCTTTTTCAAATGCTGTTGGTTCAGGCGACAGCATTGCGTCTAGTGCCTTTTGGCTGATCAAGCCACCATCAGCTTTGGTGATGTCGCTCTTGGTTGTGTCGTAGGTGCCGCGGTTACCGATGGCTGACTTGATTTTGTTTGGGTAAAGCATGATGACCTCATGTGCGCGTCCGGTCTTATATGGATCGGCATGCACGATGCTGTCGTAACCCTCTTGCTTAATTGCCTCCACCGTTTGTGGCGACAACAAGTCAGGAAACTCCCTGCTGCCATTGGCAAACGCAGCACGCGCCCATTCAACCATGCTCTCATCGTCCAATATCATTGGGTTTTTTGACTGAACATGTACAGGCATAACATTGACGCCCTCACGGAACTTGGCGTCTCGTCCACCGCTGATGTTATGCATAGCTGGCTGATGATGAGGGTCGCGGGATAACCAAATTGCTGGGCCACTCAATGTTGGATCATTGCCACCCGGCTTGAACTGTTTGAAGTTTTTAGGCGTAGCGTGATACAAACGCTCTTTGATATGGCTATCAGCCAAAAACTTGGCAAGGTTCGCGTCACGCTCTTCTTTTGACATCGAGCCGCCCTTAGCCTTCTTGTCCGTGGGCAACTTCACTGGGCCAGCAACTGATTCAAGGTTCTCGATGGCTTTGGCTTTGCGCTGGGATTCTGCCGCTAGGGGCTGGAACATCTCCCGCAGACGCTGGAGTTCTGCCAGTTGCTGTGGTGTAAGTGGCACGGCTTATCCTCGTGATGGGTTTGTGTGATTATGCCTTCACAGCACTGGTAAGTCTAGTTAGCCTGTTGATCAAATTAACACCGCACTGAGTGCGGTCTTATTCGGCGTAAGGGTTGGTCTTACCTCTAGCCCGTTGATTGTATGTCTCGGCATCATAGATGTCGTCATCGTCATAGTCCTCACGGGGTGGGGCATCAATGCTGATCCAGCCAGCGTCACGCATGTATCGCAAGCCCTGTGAGATGCAGTCTACGAACTCGTCGTGAATGGTGCCTTCGGGGAAGGAGCATATCTGGCTGACCATGCCTTCAGCCCAGTCACGCACGAAGCCCTTGCGCTTGCTGGACTCGGGCACCCAGACTCGCCCTGCACGGATGATGTTAGCCACGATGCTCAGGCGCTGTATCTTGTCAGCCCGTCCGGGGTTGTATGGCATCACTGGCAGGTGGGCACGCTGTAAGTCTTGGATCAGGGAGATGCCAGCGCTCTTGTCTTCCACCAGCACCAAGTCCACGCGCTTCTTGTCTTTGCCTTCACCGTAGATGGTCTCGTACTCGTCGATGACTTTGGGGCGCAGGTCGGGGTACTGCAGATGCTCCTGCCAGCAGTCGAGCACCATGACGCACATGCCGCCATCCAGTGGCTTGAAGGCTCCGAGGGTGATGCAGCCTGTCGGGTCGTTGTGGGTCTTGTCGCTGGTGGCGCAGTCGTAAGACTGGATGATGTACTCCAGCTTGGGGAAGGGCTTGCCATCGGGCCAAAGCTTGAACCACTCGCGCCTGACGATGCCGCCCTCTTCTGGGTCAATGATCTCAGCGTGAATCTCCTGCCGCCCAAGGTTAGTGCCCTCGTAGCTCAGAATCTGCTTCTGGAATGATGGCGCAAGGTTCTTGATGTTGCTGTACGTGCTGGCGCGGGTGATGACCACGTCGTCGCCTTCACGGTCAATGAGTTCCATCACCACGTCTTTAGGCTTAGGCGTGGTGGAGCAGATAAGCTTGGTGCGCTTACCCAGACGGATGCCGAACTGGATCATGTCCCACGAGTCGCGCAGGTATTCCCATGCGGCAAGCTCGTCCAGCCAGCCACCGTGGAACTGTGGGCCGCGGAAGCGCTCAGGCTCTGATGCCGGGATGCCTTTGATCAGGCTACCGTTGACGAGCGTGATCTCATGCAGGCTGGAGTTGTACTTCTCCACCAGTTGCGGGGGGATGACTCTGATCAGTCCTGAGTCGCCTTCAAAGCATGTGCCCTTCAAGTCACCGCTGGTAGGTGCTGAGACGAGCCAGCGGGTCTCGGGCTGTTCCCATGCCCACATAGCCAGTGTCTCCGCGGCTGCGCGGGTCTTACCCGCACCACGACCTGCCAGCATGAGCCAGATGTTCCACCAGTCGCCTGCAGGCTCGATCTGGTGCTTGTGGGCTTCCATCTCCAGCCATCGAAGCTGCCAGTTGATGACTAGCTGCTCGATGAGTGGCTTCTTGGCGAACTCCTCAATGACCGCTGGGTCGTCGAAGATGCTTGCTGCTGCGCTCATTCACCGCTCTGACGCTTGAGCTTGATGTTCTTGAGCAGTTCACCGAACACGTCTATGTTGTGCTCGATCACCACGGGGTTGGTATCACTGCCTGAGTGCTCCATGCGTGCCAGCTTGGGAATGTGGTACTCCACCACTGACTGGAACATGTCGAACGCCTTTGCAGGGTTTGGCTGCACAACGTACTTCTCTTCGCCAGTCTCAGGGTCTTCTACCTTCACACCCGCTGCAACCGCATCGAGCCATTCAGTGAGCCTGTGAGCGTTTCCGTCTACAAATGAGGCTATGGCCTGTCGTGCGTCTGCTGTGGCCTTGTTGGGGCTTCCAGACGGTCTGCCGGGGCCTTTCTTCGGGAGGTTACTCATACATCCCCCCATTTTTCTTCAGTTATTTTATTCTGAAGGTTAGTGGCTGCTAACTTGATTGAGTCTGATGTCTTGCAGGTCATATTCCAGTCCTTAGTCGCGCATTCATTTCAGCGCTATATGGTGTGGAGTTTAACCTGAAGTTTTGTTGTCTGGGAAGTAGGTGTCTATCAGGTCTAGCTGGAGCATGACCTTGGGTGTCTTGCCGTTGAATATCATGCTACGCCATAAGGTGACGTCGTTCATGTGGTTGTGTGTGTTGATTGGCTCGACTTTGGCGATGGGCGATATCCAGCCGATTTGTTGGATGGCGCAGACTCCTGATACCCATGTGTTGTGATGCAGGGTGTGTGGGAGGTACAGCTTGTTTTGCTGGCAGTAGTCTTTGAGTTGGTCGCCGGATACGAATGGTCGGTGGAGTAGGTACTCTTCTATGAGTTCCAGATATTTTTCAACGAACTCTGGTTCTTTAACGTATGCGCGGTTCCAGCATTTTTTTGCCATCTGGAGGGCGTAGTCCATCCGGTCACTCACGTTAATCCTCCCTGATGTCTGCCTGCTCTTTGGCGATTTGGCGGTTTACTTCGTCTATGCGCTTTGCTGTCTCTGTGATGCGCTCAAGGTCAGCTAGTGTGTACCAGCCTTCAAGGTAGGTCTTGTTGACGTGGTACACCTCTAGCTTTTGTTCAGTCATTCGACTTTCTCGCTTCCAGCATGGCGTCTGCCATTGTGTACGCATCTATAGCAATATATTCAGCAGAAACATCGTCGTAATCGGGTCTAGCATTTAGTGATTGCATAGCCTTGGCTGCGAAGTAGTCTCGCAGGGTCATGCCAAACCGTGTTTCTGATGGGAATGCTTGCGGCTCACTCATGGCTGCTCCCTAAGATGCGATGTTCTGCCCACTTACGGTACGACTCCAGTTCTTGGATGCGACGGCTTTGCAGGTCTATGGTGTTTTGCATGCTGCGCATACGGCTCATGGCTTGGTCGATCCAGTCTTTGACTTCCGTGGGCATGCTGAACGTCTGTTCTGCGCTTCTAGGTGGGTTTAGAGCCTTTGCCGGGGCTTTCTTCGCCACGGTTTTGGCGGCTACCTTCTTGGCAGGCGCTTTCTTGGCTGGTGTCTTTTTGGCGG